CAAGAAAACAGTTGTTAAAACAATCGGTAAAGATGAACATGGAATGCCAACAATCAATGGTAGAAAAGTGGTTACCTTTAGAATGGTTAAAGAAGGATTCATTTCAGAACTTGCAGGAACAGAAGTTAAGTGTGAAAAATGTAATCACCAATGGGAAATAGAATCTGATGATAGTGAAAAGTATTTATGTCATTCATGTGGATGGGATTCTCAAAAAGGAGAGTACGATTTTGATGCTTTTGATTCTTGGAAAGAGAAAATGGGTTTGAATGAAGAACTCGATGAACGAGGGAAAATGAGACCTGCTGATAAATTGAGAAGAAAAGCGGCAATGGCTGGTAAGAAAGCTCAAATAGCAAGAAGAAGAGCCAGAACAATGAAACGAAGAAAACCTCTTTCTAAACTTAAAAAGATTGCTTACAAAATGGCATACAGACAAGTTTATGATGAGTTTTTGAAAGATTTATTTCCTGATAAAAAGAAATCTGATTTAACTATCAAACAATCACAAGTAGTTCATAAGAACGTAGTGAGAAAAAAGGGTAGAATAATGAAAAGAGCTAAGTTTAGATTTCTACCAGCTCTTAGGCAAAAAGAATTTGATAAGTTTCAAGGTAAAAAACAAGAAGATGTAGTAAAGGAATCGTTACCAACAAAGGTAACAGATAAGTTTAAATCTGTAAAGAGTAGTAAACCTTCAAGCTGAAAAAGATTTTAATAAACATCATACATATTCATCATATGCAAAAAGAGGTTCAATAGCTGAACCAGATACAATAGATTTTGATGATGATGGTAAACTAGGTGGACATCAAGAAAAAGAAAAGGATACTAAGAAACGAGGATACGAACCAATTGAAGAAAGTTTAAAAGAATTAGGAATCACCGATTTCAAATCCTTATTTAAAAAGATGCCTTCTGATTTACAAAAGAGAGTTTACAATTTAAAAAACTTTGGTCAAAGAGTAGATAAACATCCTGAAGGAAATGTTCTTAAACACACAATCGTAGTTGTAAATCGTTCAATCAAAGAAGATGACATTGATATTGCAATAGCAGCAATGTTCCATGATATAGGAAAAGATGAAACTGCAGGTATTCATCCAAAGAAAGGACACATTACACACTTTGGACATGAGAAAGTATCAGCATCTTTAGTAAAGAAGTATAAAAAGTTTATAGAATCAGTTGGTGGTAATCCAGCAAATGTATTTTACATTGTTAAAAACCACATGAGATATAAACAACTATCTGTAATGACACCTAAAAAAGTAAATAAACTAAAATCATTTAGAGCATTTGATAAATTAGGTAAATTCTCAAAACACGATAGAAGTGGATTAGATGAAAACAAAGGAACAAGAACAAAGTTCAATTTAACCATACCTTCTGATATCAAAAAACTTCAAAAAGCATTTAAGAAAAATAAAAAACAACTTTATGTGGTTGGTGGAGCAGTTAGAGATGCACTTCTTGGTAAAAAACCAAAAGATTTTGATTTAACAACAGATGCAACACCAGAAGAAATGATTAAGATTGCTAAAGAAGGTAATTTTAAACATTCTACAAACAATATAAATACAAACCTTGATTTAGGAAGTATAGCAATCAATGACCACGAAGTAACTACATTCAGACAAGATGTTGGTAAAGGTAGGAGACCAGATAAAGTAGTTTATTGTGATATTTCAACAGATTCTAAAAGAAGAGATTTAACTTGTAACTCTTTATACTACGATATTGAGAAAAAAGAGATTATTGATTTTCATGGTGGTGTAGAAGATATGAAAAAGGGAGTTATCAGAACAGTTGGTAAACCAGCAGAAAGATTTGATGAGGACCCGTTAAGAAAATTAAGAGCAGTAAGGTTCGAAACTCGAATGAATGCTAAATTAGATAAAGAAACTTTAGATGCACTTAAAAAAGATAATAACATATCACAACTTACAGGTGATAGAATAATGAGAGAGTTTAGAAGTGCAATAAAACAATCAAAAAACACTAAAGTTTACTTAGAAAGATGTGATGAGATTGGATTTACTAAACAAATCCTACCAGGTCTTAAAGTAAGTAAACCATATCCACACGATAATAACTATCTTACATTTATTGCATTTATATTAAGAGATAATGACCCAAGTAAAGTAGGAAAGATATTAAATAAAATTGAGTATAGTAATATTGATAGAGATGCTATCAAATTTTTAATATCATTAAAGGATTTCACACCAGAAAAAATTATACAATTTAAAAAACTACATAATAATGTAAAAAACCTTAAAGATAACGATATTGTAGAGTTTGGTAAACGAATTGGTAAAAAACTTGATAAGTTTGCAAAATTCAAACTATCAGTAAGTGGTAACGATGCACCAAAAGATTTAAAAGGACCTGAAATTGGGTTGTGGTTAAAAAAGCAAGAAAAGGAAAAGTTTATGAATGAAATAGAACAATTAATAAGTGATATTGATAATAAGTTAGTTGAAATGTTTTTACCAAACACTAAAACACCACAACAACTAATCAAAGAAAACATAAACGAAACAAAATTACTTCAAGAGGGTGGTGCGTATGGACATATGTCTCATCCATTTGATACTGATATCAATTTAACGTTTGGACAACTTAAAGATATCGTAAATCGTGCACTAGAAGGTACACTTGAGTTCACAAGAGAGAAAACTGATGGTCAAGCACTAGCTATTTCATGGAGAGATGGTAGGTTAGTAGCAGCCAGAAACAAAGGACACCTAAAGAACAGAGGTGAGAACGCTTTAGATATTAAAGGTGTATCAGACAAGTTCCAAGGTAGAGGTGGATTGAGTGATGCATACAATTATGCAATGAAAGACCTTTCAAATGCGATTAAATCGTTATCGGATAAACAAAGAGATAAGGTATTTAAACAAGGTGCATGTTTTATGAACCTTGAAGTGATATACCCAACATCAGTTAATGTAATTCCTTACGGCCAAGCGTTACTTGTGTTCCATGGTACTATGGAATTTAATGAAGAAGGTGTTGCAATTGGAGAGAATGGTGATGCGGCTAGAATATTAGCTGGTATGATTAAACAAGTTAATAAAGATGTACAGGATAGTTATACAATCAAAGGCCCACCTGTTGTAAAATTACCAAAATCACAAGATTTATCTAAAAAAAGAAGTAAATATTCATCACAAATTACTAAATTACAAAAAGAATTCAGTTTAAAGGATACAGATGGTGTTGCAAACTATCACCAAGGGTGGTGGGAACAATGGGTAGATAAGAATTCTCCATCATCACTCGATAATAAAACCAAAATGGGATTAGTTAAGAGATGGGCATTCATGGATAAGAAGTTTAGATTAGATAAAAAGAACATTACTGATGAAAAAACATTAGAATGGGCTAAAAAAATAGATAAAGAGGACCAAAAGAAGATTAGTAAACAGAATCTAATGAAGTTTGAACAGATTTTCCTCGGCCTTGGAGCAGAAGTGTTAGAATTTACTTCATCAGCACTAACAGTAAATCCTGATTCAGCAGTTCGTGATATGAAAAAACGAATTGATAAAACAATCAAAGATGTTAAGAAATCAGGTGACCCAAAAAAGATTGAAAAACTTAAATTAGAACTTGGTAGATTAAATTCTATTGGTGGTTCTAAAAAAATTGTACCAAATGAAGGTATCGTGTTCTTATACAATGGAAATACTTTTAAACTTACAGGTACATTCGCATCAGTAAACCAAATACTTGGTATTTTCTTTTAAAATTATCGGTTTCTTTAATTTGATATATTTATATATAAATTATAACCTAATATATAACAATGGGTAAAGAATTTAAGAAAAAGTATATGCACCCAACTCGAAGAAAGTTGGTAGATATGGTTGAGACTGGTAAATATGATAAAAATACTACCATTGGATACACTAAAGCTAAAGAAGTTCGTAATATTGGAGATGTTTGGGAAGATAAACATAACAAATACGAACAAAAAGATGGTTATATCTTAAAAACAGGAAAAAACTCTGAAGCTTTTCAAGAAATAAGAAATTATCTTCAAGAAAAGTCAAATTGTAAGAATTCTGAGTGTAAAACCATTAAGAAAACAGATAAAGATTTAAAATTCATTCAAAGTGGTGGATTTTGTATGGAATGTACTGTTAATAAAGAACATGAGATACGAACTGCTGGTTTGTGGTTAGAATATCAAAATTATAAGGTATGGACAAAGATGATTGTATATGGTAAAACAAAATTAGAATCATATAAACAATCAATAGATGAACTTAAAGAAGAATATGAAATGATAGGTTCAGATGGAAAGGTAACAGAAAAATGGAAGTTACCAAAATCTATTGATGAGGTTAAAGCTGAGATACAAGAACTTATTGATTACGGCGAAAACGAAATTAAAGAATTAGAAGTCAAAAGAGAAGAAGCTTTTGATAAGTTAAAGGAAAAAAATTATGAGCATTATATTTAGTTTATTAATTAAACGATGGAGGGAAGTAGTAATCCTTCTTTTATTAGGAATTATTTTATTTTTAAGAGGTTGTGGGGAAGATTATGGAGATAAGACTCTTGTAGAAGTAGATGGAGAACAATATGAGTTATTAGAATCAAAAACTGATACGATATATGTAGAAAAAGAAGTTAAAGTAACAAAGTATGTACCGAAGTATATTACAAAAGAAGTAATTAAAGAAGTAGAGATACCAGTTGATGTAGATTCACTTGCAATTATTAAAGATTACTTCTCAAAGGTAACAGTTAAAGATACATTGAATCTTGCATATGATTTTCCTGATGTAGTTACTGATTCAGTAGGTAACAAACCAAGTGGAGATTTGGGATTTGGTATTCTAACCGATATTATTTCACAAAACAGAATTGAATCAAGAGAAATCGATTGGTTCTTTAAAATTCCAACAGTTTATAATACTACAATAGTAAAAGAGTTACCAAAAAATGAATTTTATATTGGATTCGGAACAGGAATAGACCAAACCAATGGATTAAATAATCTTAGTGGTAATGTTTTATTTAAAACAAAGAAATTAAACATCTATGGTTTAAACCTTGGGTTATCAAATCAACTTGGTGAGTATAAACCATTTGTTGGTGGTTCTATGTATTGGAAACTAGGAAAAAAATAGAATGGCTAAACAATCTTTAAAAGATATTATAAAACTTGAGTATCAGAAATGTGCTGGAGACCCAATCTACTTTATGAAAAAATATTGTATGATTCAACATCCTGTTCGTGGTAAGATACCTTTTCATTTATATCAATTTCAAGAAAGAACTTTAGACCAATTTGCAGAACATAGATATAATGTTATCCTTAAATCTCGACAAACAGGTATCTCAACCTTAACTGCGGGATTTTCACTTTGGAAAATGTTATTCAATCAAGATTTTAATGTATTAGTAATTGCAACTAAACAAGAGGTTGCTAAAAACTTGGTAACAAAAGTTCGTGTAATGAACCAATACCTTCCAAGTTGGTTAAAACAAAATACAGTAGAAGATAATAAACTATCTTTGAGATACTCAAATGGTTCACAGATAAAAGCAACTTCAGCCGCTGGTGATGCCGGTCGTTCTGAAGCACTATCCTTATTAGTATTTGATGAGGCCGCATTCATTGATAAGATTGAAGATATTTGGGTATCAGCACAATCAACACTATCGACTGGTGGTAATGCGATTATTTTATCTACTCCAAATGGTGTAGGTAACTTCTTTCATAAAACTTGGGTGGGAGCAGAAGAAGAAGAAAATGGATTTAATCCAATCAGATTACATTGGAGTGTACATCCTGAAAGAGACAAAAAATGGAGAGATGAACAAGAAGTTTTGTTAGGAGTAAAAGGCGCAGCACAAGAATGTGATTGTGATTTTATTTCTTCTGGTGATACTGTAATCGAACCACAATTATTACAATTCTATAAAGAAACATTTTGTCAAGAACCAATAGAAAAGACTGGGTTCGATGGAAACCTATGGAAATGGGAATATCCAAATTACAATAAATCTTATATGGTTGTAGCGGATGTTGCTCGTGGAGATTCATCTGATTATTCTGCTTGTCATGTTATTGATATTGAAAACGCATCTCAAGTAGCAGAATACAAAGGTAAATTAGATACAAAAGATTTTGGAAACTTTTTAGTTTCATTGGCAACTGATTATAATCAGGCATTACTAGTAATTGAAAATGCTAATATTGGTTGGGCAGTTTTACAACAAGTAATTGATAGAGGTTATCAAAATACATTTTACATGAGTAAAGATTTAAAATATGTAGATGTTGAAAATCAATTACATAACAAATATAATAGAGAAGAAAGAGGAATGGTTGCAGGATTTAGTACAACATCTAAAACAAGACCACTTATTATTTCAAAATTAGATGATTACTTTAGAGATAAATCGGTAACAGTTCGTTCAACACGATTAATTGATGAATTGTTTACATTTATTTGGAGAGGAAATAGAGCAGAAGCAATGAGAGGATATAATGATGATTTAACAATGGCATTTGCAATTGGTCTTTGGGTTAGAGATACTGCATTGAGATTAAGACAAGAAGGAATTGATTTGACTAAACAAGCATTAGGTGGAATAGGTGCACATCAACTAGATGTTACTGGAATGGGATTCGGTGGCAATGCTTCTATGGATGAAAATCCATGGAAAATGAAAGTTGGTAATAGTAATGAAGATTTAACTTGGTTAATTAAATAATTATATATTTATAATATAAGGAGAAATAATTATGATATCATTAAAAAATTTACTTAAAGAAGAGATACACACAGAAGAATATACTGTGGAAAATTACCACGATATAAAAGAATTTTGTGAATTCATGAAAGAATATAAATCTGATATGAATGAAGCTGAGTATCAAGGTAGAACAGTTAAACTTGGAAAACCAATGCAAGGTGATGTTAAAAAATTTAAGGTATATGTCAAAAACCCACAAGGTAACGTTGTAAAAGTTAACTTTGGACATGGAGGAAGTTCAGCAAAGAAATCAGGAGAAAAAACAATGTCTATTCGAAAGAATAATCCAGATGCAAGAAAAGCATTTAGAGCTAGACATAATTGTGATTCACCAGGACCAAGACACAAAGCAAGATACTGGTCTTGTAGAAAATGGTAAAACAAAAACAAATAAAGGTTATAATTTAAATTAGGAACAAAATGGCAGATACTTCATTTTTTGGTAGATTAACGAAACTCTTTCGTACACAAGCAGTTGTTACTGTTGATAAGGATGGTAAGAGAAAAGTTGTTGATACCGATGAAAGACAACAAACGAATCTATCCTCATTAAGAGATAGATACACGAAACTACAAAAAAGTTTCTTCGAACAAGCAGGTGGTGCACAATCAATGGCATACCAACAAGTTCGTAGAGAAGTTTTTAGAGATTTTGATGCAATGGATAACGACCCAATATTAGCATCAGCATTAGATATATACGCAGATGAATCAACACTAAAGAATGAATTTGGTGATACACTTTCAATAGTATCAAGTAGTGATAAGGTACAAGATTTATTAAGAAACTTATTTTATGATGTTCTTAATATTGAATTCAACTTATGGCCATGGGTAAGAAATATGTGTAAGTATGGAGATTTCTTCTTAGGTATGGAAATAGCTGAAGGTAAAGGTATTGTTAATGTAACACCTCATTCAGTTTACAACACAGAAAGATTAGAAAGAACTGACCCATCAAATCCAAATTCAGTAAAGTTTAAAATTACGGAAGACCCGAATGGAAAAGAAGAATATGAAAACTTTGAAGTTGCACACTTTAGATTATTAGCAGATACAAACTGGTTACCATATGGTAAATCTATGATTGAGAATGGAAGAAGATTGTGGAAACAATTATCTCTAATGGAAGATGCTATGTTGATTCACAGAATCATGAGAGCACCAGAAAAAAGAGTTTTCAAAATTGATATTGGTAATATCCCACCAACAGAAGTGGATAACTATATGCAAAGAATCATCAACAAGATGAAGAAAGTTCCTTTCATCGATAGAAATACTGGTGATTACAACTTAAAGTAT